GAAGCGATTGCACCTTGGGTAAACAGATAGGAAACGTACTCAGTGTTCGGGGAAGCCCCTGCACTTTGTACGTCTGCAGAAACGATCACGCGCAGTCCCATGAAAGTAGGAACTTGTGGCTGACCGAATGCGTTGGCAGTCGAACCCTGAGTTGCCCCAGTGTCAGCAGTGCCAGTGTCGTCATAGATGAAGTCGATTGCACGACGCTCCATCAAGTCGTAGTACACGTTGGGGTGTACGCAGATCGCAGCGAGCTTTTCGCCTTGATCGCCAAGCAATGCTTTTGCTTGAACGATTTGACGTGGGCCAAGCACGGTTGGAGTGTCACCAGATGCGCCATCAACGGCTAGGCCGAGGAAAGCACCGCCAGCAGTGTCACCAACTGCACCAAACACACCACCAAGACAAGCCAGAAGATCTTTCTGACGCTGGTTGGCAATGTAGTCAGCAACTTTGGCGCCAATGGCAGCCATCGGATCAGAGCCAGCAGCAAGCGCGGCTAAATCTCGTGATTCGAAGGCCCGACCCCTGTGGAGCACGACCCCAACTTGTTTGTCGGCCGTGATTTTGCCTGGGGTCAGTGAAGAGCTGTCAGTTAGACGCTCAAAATCACCAGAAAGGTTGGCTTTGTAAAAAGGGATTTGAACAAAGTCTCCACCACCCTCTGCAGCGTTCAACTCCGCCATTGGCTGAACAACACCGCTAGCCAAAAAGGCGTCACGAAGTGTTGTCTGCTCAATCAAATACGGGGTGAACACCTCAGGGATGATGATGTCGCTCCTAAGAGTCGCCATCTGTCAAAAAAGAGAATGTTTACGGTGTGGGCGTAACCCGATTGGCGCGGCGTAGCTTTGCCATTAGGTCACATACTAACGGTTAGCTGCGTTTTTCAACCTTTCGTACATGTCACGATCAGTTTTAAATAACCGTGATTGTTCTGTGAGGTTGAACGTTTCTTTGCTGAACGGATTTTTAATGCCGGCAACAGAATCACTTGAAGCACGCCCAGAAGGCGCTCCACTGCCTTGAGGCTTGGGTTGTTTTTGCATCCAAGCTGGCAAAGTTTTGGCCCATTCACCGACAGGCGTTCGCTGATAGCCATCAACAACCACAACGGTGCCATCAGGTTCACGCTCGATTTGTTCACTGGTCAACTTGGTTTTTAAAATCAAGTCAGGGTCATGAACAACATCAGCCAAAGCGCTGACAGCAGGCGTAATTAGCTCCAGCTCACGAACACGCGCTTCGAGTTCTGAAATGCGCTTGTCCTTCTCCGCCGTCGCCTCACGGAATTGCTGCTCCAAAGCTTGTCGAGCTTCCCCGTACTTACCTTGCTTTTCCAGATTTTCTTGTTCCGCTTTGGCTTTGAAATCCAGTAACTCCTGAACATCAACGCCATCAGGAATTGCCTTGGTCTTTTTTAACTTGCCAATTAGTTCGTGGTTTTTGCGCTCTAGCGCTTCAACGCTGCCTTTTAGTGACTCAAGTTCAACGTTGTTTTGAGGTTCAGAAGACGTAGTCTCTTGAATTTGCTCTTCAGACATGTGCAACCCGTAGGGCTTATTTGCCTCTAAAGGTTATCAGCTCCATTTCGATTTGTTCGCCCAATATGCGGCACTTGTTTTCCCTTTGGCAATATTTTTCGCATGACGCGCTTTAAAAGACGCACGCTTTGCCTTGTCCGCCGCTGATTCACCCTTGCGCGGTGGCTTTGTCTTAGCGCCCTGCATCCCAAAACGTATGATTTTCGGGCTGCCTTTAACACTGACCACAACGGCGTGTGATTTGCCGCTCGAATGATTCGGCGTCTTAATTGGCTTGTCGTAGCCCGCAAATGTATGACCACCACGCTTGATGGTCATTTGCCTTTTGGTGCCGCTTTCAATTGAGAACGACGCTTCAAAACAGGGTTGCCCGTGCTTTCTGATTTGATCCGCACAACAGGGTCAGCAGTTGTGCCAACACGAGTTACCGTGCCGCCGCTTGGCCCTTTGACTGATGCACGCTTGCCACCGCTACCGGTAACAACACCAAAAGTCCGCTTGCCCTGGTAAACCCAACTGACGCGAGAACCCTTCTTCACTTTTTCTTGCCTCCTTTTTTCTTTTTCTTAGCAGGCTTCTGAGGCTTCTTTGGTCCGGAGTAACTAGGCATCAGGATTCCTCTTTGGCTTCTGCTTTCTTGGCTACAGCTTTTTTAGTTGCAGGCTTTTTAGGTGGGCAAGAAAGAGGAGGTGCTTCTTCTACTGGGACCGTGAGCTGAAATCTGCTATGAAGCTTTACCACTGGGATACCGGCGTTTGAGCTGATCCAAGGTTAGCTCTGAACCGTCTTGGCTGACAAACTTCCGAATTGCTTTTGTTGGGCCATACTTTCGCGATAACCGGTTGAAGTACGGAACCTTCTCAGGGCCAAGCACGTCAGCCTTTACAGCCTTGCTTTGATTGCTTAGCCATTGCCCATAAGTCTGATTGGCAGGAACCAATCCATCAGAGCTTCTGCGCTTGCCAGGCTTTGGCGGTGTTATCCCAAGCCCTTTGTAATCAATCAAAGGAACAGTTGTTGACCTGCAGTTGAAATGCTGCGGTGGCGTTGGTCCCTTGCCGTAATCAAACTCTTGACCGTCTAGCGCTTGGCAAATTGATGATGTCCGACTGTCCAACGTTGCGACGTATCGATACCGCTTTGTCACATCTTGATTGGCTTCATACACCTGTTGGCTTGATGCGTTTGCAACCTGATTAATACTGGTGCGCACCATCGCCATTACTTGATGATTGGCTACGGCTGTCACTTCACCGCCAGCCTGGGCCATCTGCCGAAGACTTCCCGGCTGACCAAAACGCAAACGACCCTTTAAACGACGCGCCAATTTGTCAGTTGATTCGCCTGTTAGCAAGCCATTGCGAACAGTCTTTGCAAAAAGATCAGCCTGCGACTCAGCCAAACCACGAAACGACTTTTCCAAGACTTTGCCGTTTGGCAACGTGATGGTCGTGCCTTGCGCTGCTGTCAGTTGAAAGGTTTGTGGCGCACCTGTCACTGCAGCTTGTAAGTCGTCGCTCAGTGAGACAACGTTTAAAGCTGTTGGATCAACAGTGGCAACAGATTGCGCAAACTGCGGGCTGATCTGCACGCTGCGAATCTGATCACGCAGCTCAATTGGCAATGCCTTGCGTAACTGCTCTTCTACAAACTCAGACTGCAAAAGCGTCAACCCCTGCAGCTCCTCAACCGCCAAGATTGTGCTCGATCCGGCCCATCCATTCAGCGATTCTTTTAGTTGCGCGAGAATGGCCCGAAGCCTTGCAGCTTTGCTAGGTGCAGACAACTCATCAATCCCACGCAGCTGATCAACAGCGTCCAAAATAAGATCGTTGTATGTGCGAGCGATACGCTTCGCGACACCGTTGCTAAATCGATTGAGGTCGATGGCATTGCGATAAAGCTCGGCAGGTGTGCTCATTTTTCATAGATGCCAAGGGCTTGAGCTTCTTCAATGCAAACAACAGAAGCATCCGCACCAAGCTTTAAGGCGTTATCTAAAATTGACGTAAATTCCGCCACGACATCTTTGTCATAAGTCGCAATACTGCTTTCAGTTACGGCGCAAACCTTGCCGTCCAGATACCACGTCAGCCTGATGACTGCGAAATACTGATTAGCAAGCCTGTCATGTGAGTAAAAGAAATCCCGGCTTGATGGTTGCTCTGCTTTTGGTTTCCGCAAATTATCCAACCAGCTCATTGTTTGCCTCCGGTTCACCTTCAGGCATTGTGACTGCCTGCTCTGGAACCGGCTGCGGTGTTTCGAGTAAACCGCCAGCCTGCGTTGCTTCAAGCTCGGCCTCAACGTCAAAATCATCACCAAGCACTTCGCCCGCTTCAAGCTGCAGCAACAACGTTTCTTGTGTCACCGTGCCAGCGGTGTAAAGCTGCAACAACGCTTGAATCTCTTGTGGCTCAAGCCTTGCGCCCATAAAGTCACGATTGACAAGGCTGCTGCCCGCTTGTGACTCCTGCAAGTAATCAGCGTGGAACCGCAGGCAGTTGTCGATCATGTCCTGCATCTGCTGCGCGACAACCATCATGGTGCTGTCGCCTTGACTGCGATCAATCCTTTTTGATTCGGCAGTTTCTGCGCTGAGTTTTGCACCCATCACAGCAGCAAGACCAAGGTCGTTGATCTGCGAGACGATCTGATCAAGCCTGCGGAACTGCGCGTCGTAGCTGTTGCCAGCCGGTTCTATGTATTGGGCTGAACTTCCTTCCGGAAGGCTGAGCGCTTCTCCTGGGCCTGCGCTGATTTCTTCAGCTGCTGCAGGAAAACCAAACAACGCAAGCATCGGCACTGCGCTGATGTGCAGCTGATTCCCAAGATCTGATTGCACTTGGTAGTGCTGCAGGTTTAGCTCACCAATATCAGCCAACGGCGGGAATGATTCCAAAACGCCAATTCGGTTGGAGTAAGCAACGCTGAACGGGATTTCGCTCAGGCTTGTTGCGCCTTCATCGACAACACGGAAGTCACCTTTTTGATCTTTTTGGAAGATCTCAAATGCGCCAGGAGTTAAGACACGCACCTGCTCAACTTGCTTTTCGCCATACAAGCCATCGGGAATGATCACTTTTTCAAATAAACGAAGCTGTGTCAGCTTTTGTTGCCCATCGGCCATTTCAGTACGCCAACCAAGGATGTCTCTTGGCGTGTATGAAATCCAGTAAGGGCGGCCATTGTCGCCAGACTTTGGCGCATCAACAAGAACACCAACGTGCCCGTAACGAATGCAGATGCGCGATGTGTTGTAAAGCCATGTCTGCAGATCATTTCCCTGCAAATCAACGTCAAACAATTGTTCGCGGATTTGATCAGAAACGTCGTCAAGCCTGACTGGCTTACGCGTCAACATGCCAGCCAACATGCGCTCAAGCCTGACGTAGTAAGGCGCAAGAACAGAACGCCGCAGCCTGTTGTCATAAGCCTCGTCTAATTCTCTTGGCTCTTGCGGTAAAAACTTGCGGTGGCCTTTTCTGATTTTGTATGTGCCGCCAAGTAAATGTTCAATCAATCCCCAATGCGGTTCTTGATTAACCCAAGCCGTACTGGGGTCGTTCACCTGAGTGACGTTGCCAACACGTTGGCGACCACCAGAAAAGCCTGAATACACAGTTAAATCCCGCCCGATGCCG